CACGGAAAAGTGTCCCTTCTCCAAGTAAGGAGGAATAAGCTATTAAGAAAACCCAACGCTTATCCCAGACTGGTAGATAATACCTATTTTGAGGAATCAACCAGAGCATGAAAAACATAACGCTCAATAGGTTGACAATCAACAAGATTGGCTCCCACCAGAAGTAACTATTTGAACCGTTACAGAAGCTATAGTGGGCGACAGTATCAAATTCAACTGACTCACCACACTCTGGAGCAACAAAAGAGAAAATATCATTGATCTCAATTTCATCACTCACGACTTCAGGATTTCTATAATTGGGTAAATAATTTAATTTCCAATTTTCTAACCAATAATCAAATGTCCTATCTAATAAGGTACATCTCTTCTCAATTCCTGCAAGCCTCGCAACTTCTGCAAGTTGTGATACTCTCAACTCATAAACTTCCCTACCGTGATAAAAGAACTCACGGATAGCATTATCAATATTCAGTGCAGCAGCTTCCTCTCGAGATAAATCATTCTTGAGGACACAGTGCAATGACTTCATAATTGAAGACTCTGCTAAATAAGATAGTTTGTGACCAAGAGCAGGTTCATACCTGGTATGGCATTTGAGAAAATCTACTTCATCTAAACTCATAAGTGGAGTGGGTTCAGAAGTCTTATCTGGCATAGTAAAAATCATTCCATGCCTAGAAAGAAACTCTGCATAAGTAAGGTGGTTAAAATATTTGGAAATCTTCTTAGAGACTCCACCTATCAGATCATCACCATAACCCATAAGAGCAGTATATCTTCTAAATGGGGGAAGAGTATCAAAAACATGATACTTTTCAACAAATTGCTCATAGTAATGACAACGCAACATAATTTGGCTACCCACGGTACCGTTATAAACAGTACCAGAACTTCCTGAGATATGAAGAGCCCATAACACCATCAAGGTGCCATTCCAGCTCATCGCAGGATTTGAGGTATCAGCGCATATTCCGCGCATTATCTGAATATCTTCATCAGAATAACCAAACTCCTTCGCAACCTTCTCATAAACTGCAAAAGCAGCACGAATAATTTGCGAGGGAATGCGTAAATCAAACTTAGAATAATCACCAGCAAAAATCTGGTTTTCACCAAAACTAGTAATATGTTGAATAAGTTCTTCCCATTCTAAACCACAGCGATTAATGCCCACAGCACATCCAGAAGAAATAGGATGGGTAGACATAGCAGCAAAAATCATCAGGAAATACTTCCTAATAAGATACTGTTGAGCTGTGTTCAGAACATAAAATAAACGAACTTTCTCCTTTTCGAGAGGTAATACCTCATCTTTCAAAGCAGTACGCGCTATAGGGTATGCGCGCTCACCTTGTTTATAACATTCAACAAGGCGATCGATCTCAGCTTGAGTGACAGCGTCAACTTCAACTGGATTCGTATAAAGCTCAGTAGGAGGAAGCTCAGTGAAATACTTGCTCTTAGTACCCGTCCGCGGGTAACCAATAGCAGAAGATTTCATCATCGCATTGACAAAACGAAGACCAGGAACACCATTCACACACTCATAATGAGTGAGAGGCCTAATAGGCCTATTAGTGCGTTTGAATTCCGTGATCATATCGTTTGTATAATCATCGATCGCCCAAGCTATTGCTTTAGGGCAGAAACCGTGTGCCGAGTTGGCAATTGTGCAAAGTGCATCACGGTGCATCTTAGTATTAAGTTTCATCTTAGGAGGACCCCATTTATTGGGAACTCCCATGACTTGCTCAATGAAAGGAGAAACTATGGTAGGAACCACATCCGAAGAATAAGTGGCCCTGCCTGGGGAGGTCCCATAGACCTCAACATTATTATTTTCTCCTTTGTCCATAAAATTCGTTGGACACTTAGGATGAACACGTGCTGACTCAAAGACCTTTATCCCACAAACACTTGTGGGAAAGGTTCCAGCATTGGCTTCAGGCAACACATTCGTCAATGACGCGATTGCTTTATTCACAGACTCTGCAAACAAGCATCCAGCAACACCAGTTGTCTTCTTATCCCCACCGAGGTGGAATCCGAAGATAAATGGTTTTCTATCATCAACAAACAAAACAGACATGCACCGACCACTAAAAGTTTTCACTGTAGTCTGATGCAAAGATCCTAAGAACATAGGAGTTCTTGGACCCTCTGCGTTGTTGGAAACCATGCTTGGTTTAACACGGTATTGATCGATTGTAAGAGATCCATCAGGACCTCGAATCAACTCCTTAATATAACCACCCTTAGCATTTACAGGGGATGGAAGCAAGTACTGCGTAGAATCAACAAATGAAGGTGCATTCTGTATTTGAACAACACCAAAATCTGTATCCTTAATCCTTTCAGCAAAAGCGAAATTACACATAGAGTTGAATTTGAAGTTCACGTTCTCAGAGTTACCTCTGATAAATGACATATCAAAACTCTTACCTTGGCACTTAGCAATCAGGTGCCATGGTACTAGCAAATAATTCGATTTAATAAAATAGGCATTTGTTTCATGACGGATCCCGTCTTGAGCCCATGTAACATAAACAAGGGACTTCGTCACAACACTTTGTAGTTGAGCTGAAGTCATATTGTTGGACTTAATCACAACGGGTAGTGACTGAACATCGTTCTTAGCCCACGGATTTTCCGCAGCCAATCGATTGTTCGCCTCTTCCTCGTTATCAGGACTAAGAGCTGACTCATCACTGAGCCCCAAGCTCTTATAGAAACCGTAGACTTTATACAATCCAACAGCTGCAATGCAAATAGCACCAGCTTGCTGAACACGTTTACTACGGACCAAATCCCAAATATGATGGAAATCATAAGATCTAACGTCCGACAAAATATTATCATAAACTTTATTTCGAGCTTCACGCATTAATTTACAAAAATCTCTAAACGCAACAAAAATAGCATAAAGAGTCACCAAAAACGTGATAATATTAAAACAAAAATACAGAGGAATCAAGAGCAAGGCAAAGAAAGTAGTCCAATACTGGATATATTCGCCTTTAATCTCGTTCACTCCTTCTAGAATACGTTTGCGAAAGAAATAATCACAAAACCAACTAGTAGTCTCACCCTGGAAGAATGATTCTGCTAAATTAGCAGTGTAATCTAGAAGTTTATCTTTACTAAATTTTTCAGCCAACTTGCTCCAATCAAATGTACTAACACCCTCAGGTGTCAATTCACAGAATGGTCCTGTATGAGAACAGGTACCATGGAGACATTTGCATGTTTCACACAACTTAATTTGTTCATGAAGCTTATCGTTAAAATTCACGACATGTTCTTGAACGCGCCTGTGTGCAACAGCACGGCTTGTAATATAATTGATGCAAGCATAAGTATCAAGGGACTTTCCATTAACACCAAAGTCTTTTAATTTATATTCGACCTTAGTAGAGGTAGTAACGAGATCAGATTCAGCAAAATTTTGCAACTCTAACTCGTAGTCCGTACGGGTATATCCATAATTAGTTGAAGTGCGACTCTTTCTTACGAGTACAGGTTCAACAATCTGGAAATCCCAACAATTCATAACATCAGTGCTATCAGCATAAGCAGCTATGGCTTTAGCGTGACTAAAAGCATTGACCTCAATCTTGTCTCGGAATTCAGGCTTGCAAAAAGGGCGTAGAATAATATCAAAACGCCTCATGACGGCTTCCACACAGGAAGCTCCCTTCTGAATTTCAGCAAAGGAATTCAATGTGCATATAACACACGAAACATCAATGGGTATCTTACCCTTTTCATCAACATCTGCCTTAGTGGCAGTCATAGGAGCATTGTTCTTGATGTGAATTATAAACTCACTCGGATTAGTATCCGAATACTCAAGAGACAAAGCTCCAATGTCATCACAGATCAGACCTTCAACAAGTCCATCAGCCCATGAGTCGTACTTATCTTTAGCGTTATACACGCGAATACGCTCACTTTCACTCGGACGGCCCATAGCTTTCAGGGCTGAGATCATAAAAATCTGAGTGAGTGTGGACTTAGCAACTGAGGAATCTCCTTGAATGCCAATAAGCAAAGGAGCTTGTCTCAATTTACCGTCAGTCTTAAACTGTAAATAATCAGACTTGATACGCGTTAATTCAGTGATCATACGCATATACAAAGTCTTTTCAGGACCAATAACGTCATTAATGGCGGATTTCAACATCTTAATAGTTTTATCCAAGTGCACTCCATAATCTCTGGAGTGCATACCATGAGTACGCATTAGGTTCCCATTCCTACAAATAGGCCAAAGTTCAATGGCTTTTTGGTAGGCGGACATAATATCCATTGGTTCAAACAGCTCCATACCGCGGCCGGTAAATAACATATAACCGGCTTCGGCAAAATAGATAACTGTCTTAAAAACAAGGTCTATCATATCACCAATATTGGGCATCTTAAGATTCATTTTGACATTGAATATCTCAAGAGCCTTGGTAGTGATAGTCGCAGACGAATTGTCTACGATACCACAAACGACGCAAATAGAAATAGCGTCACGAAGACGTTTAAAAAGCAAAGTATTCTTAAACTTGCTATAAACATTCGACATTGATTTGGCTTTATTCCAAAAGGACATAAGCTTACCAACATCTTCTTCTCCATCAAGTTCCGACGAATCGGAATCTTCAGGAAAAATAGTTTGCTGAGAAATCATATCGATAATTCTATCAGCAACGTCTTCAGGAAGAACGTGCGCCAAATACATAGAAATAATGGCACATGTGTTCGTCCATGTGGTTGAGGTTTTTAACGCCGTCAAAAACGACGCAAAATGCACCATATTCCTGGTGCCAAAAAGACCAGAAATGAACTCTGACTTAAAGTCAAGAGCACCTTCTGGTTCAATAGAACTAAAATCAATCAAAGCTTCATAGAGCATTTTCTTTTCTTTATCATTACTAAAATCCATTTTCGTTGGAATCACGTCCTGTGATGCTGTAAAGGTAGCACAAGAACTATCCTCAATAGAGGTAGCAAACAATTGGTTTTTATTCTCACCACGAGGTGGGATCTTACTTTCCACAGATTTCAGAACACCAGAAGAAAATTTCATATTGAAATGCCCCTGTTTCAGGAGGGGGTCTTTAGTTTACCTTCTTCTTATTTCGCTAATTCGAGGGTTAGCAGGCCATATAGGCAATCCCAAAAGGCTGTTAATTACAGCTTAGTTCTCTCGATCTAGTTTTGCTTCTTTTACGAGTGATCAGTAGTTAGAAGTGGCTGCCACGTTTTATAGTAGTGGTAGCTTCTACGCGACACAACAAATGTGTCCACATTTCTTTAATTTTTATGTTTTATAATTTAAGTGCTCTAGTTTATCGTCTTGAGCAGACGCACATAAAATTGTTCGACGTATTTAATAATTAATAACCTAAGTTGTCTTCTTAGTAACACCTCATTTCGCCCGGGGTATACGGGTGTCCATAAAATAGATTAGTCTTTAAAAGATGCAACAAGAGCCATCTGAGTCTATTTTACAAATATATCAATGTGAGTCGTGAAGGGTATTCCTACCCAACACGACATCTAATACATCTGTACTAGTAACTCATAATGTGTAAGTTATACCATTTCTTCAAAAGATTCTCCACGGGGGGGATACCCCCGTGGAGT